ATCACCGCTGGTGCACAGACTCTTGCTATCGACCTTGGTGTTACTGGCACTGCTAACGCTCTGACGACTACTAACGTGCTGGCCGAAATCATCAACCATGGTACGGTTCTTGACGAAGCTAATGTCCCAGAGCAGGATCGCTGGATGGTCATCCCCGCCAAAATGGCTGGCTTGATTAAACAGTCTGATCTGAAGGACGCCTCCATTACTGGTGACGGTTCTACCCCGCTGCGTAATGGTCGTCTTGGTATGATTGATCGCTTCATGCTTTACGTGTCGCACAATCTTCCGCTGTCCGCGACTGGCGCTGCTGGTGAGTTCACCATCTTTGCTGGTCACAAGAAGGGTCTGACCTTCGCTTCGCAGATGACCAATATGGAAACTCTGCGCTCCGAAACTACCTTCGGGGACATCATTCGTGGTCTGCAAGTCTACGGTTATAAGGTTGTGAAGCCCGAAGCCCTGACTGCTGGCATCGTCACCATCGCATAGGCGGAAGGAGAATTTATCATGGCTGCTTATACCGATACAGTTGGCTTTAACAAGGGTTCGGCTGCTCATCTTGCCAACTCGGCCAAAATGTACCTGATGGAGGTGGAGCTTAATTTCACCGACATCACAGCGGATCGCGTTGCAGCAAGCCTCACGGCTCTCGCTGCTACTGATTCGTTGGCAATCCTCAATGTTCCGGCCAAGACGATGGTCATGTGTGTGGGCATTGATGTTACGACTGCTGACGGCACAGCCAGCACCGTTGACCTTGGCGAGACCGGGGGCGACGTTGATGGTTGGATCAATGGTCACGACTGTAATGCGGTTGGTTCCGCATGTTCGACTAACAACACGCTTGTTGAAGGTACGCCGAACGTGTTCGAGCCTGCTCTTGGTAATGGCAAGTATTATGCTGCCGCCGATACCATTGACATGTTGTTCCTTACGGCACCGCAAGATGCCTCAGTGATCCGTGTCTGGGCAATCTGCATAGACTGTTCATAAGTCTGATGGAGGGCGGGGGGCTTTGGTCCCCCGTCCACTCCATTACAGGGGGTTGTCATGGCTATATATGGTGTACCGGGGCGTTGGCTCCGACACAAGGAAGACGGCACAATTTACAACTACAACGATATTCTTGTTAAGAATCCCGCTGTGGAAGAAGTTTCTGAGGAGATTGCATTTCCTGAGAAGTATATCCCGGCGAAGCAGAAGGGCCGGGAGGCAAAGCTGAACTTGTCTACGGAGACAGGGGTAGTCGATAAGGCTCAGTTTAGAAAAGGCACTGGCCACACGGTTAGGGCAACGGGTGGAAAGAAGAGATGATCCTCAACGATGTGATAACTGACGTTCGTCGGATTGTGCAGGACGAGACTGTTCCGTATCGCTACAGCGATGCGTTCTTACTGTCTATGTGTAATCAGGCGTTGAAACGCATTCAGTTGTTGCGTCCAGATTTATTTGCTTTCTTTGGCACCGTGGCCTGTGATGCTGGTGAGGTGCTCCAGTCAGCTCCTAGCGACTCCCTGCGTGTTATCGAGGTTTACTCTATCGTTGGCGGTACAGGGCTGGTGGAAGCTAGCCGCGAGGTGTTGGATCAAACCATACCTACATGGCCCAATGATACGGCAGCAGCCGCTATCAACTGGATGCGGCATGTGCGGAACGCTAATAAGTTTTTCATTTACCCACAGGCTCCTGCGGCTCAAACGCTGGATATTGAATATTCCCAGGTGCCAACGGATTATGACGGTACTACGGCGGTCACACTACTCCCCGACGCGTACTTTCCTGTTGTGGTCGATATGGTGGTGTATCTCGTCGAAGTCATCGATAATGAGCATGTCACCAGTGGTCGGGCCAAGCTGTTCCGGGATGCTGTTGAACAGATGTTGGGTGTATCCTCTGCGTCTCGCCTAGTTACTGACACCGAGGACGCGGGGCTTGAAGCCATGGGCACCAATGTCCACAAAGTAGAGGTTGTTTAATGGCTACTCGGCTTTTCTCAACACTGGTTAACCGAATGGCATCCAGCGTACCGGGTTGCCCCCAGCCTGTTATTATCACCCACGTACGGGATGCTGCCATTGAGGTATGTGAGCGCACGCTAGCGTGGCGGTACGAGCAGGATGACATACGACTCACCCCCGGAGTTGTGGACTACGAATGGGAGGTCCCCACGGGTACTGAGGTTCATGCAGTTATCACCGCAGCGTCCAATGGTACAACGATCATCTCCAAAACATTAGAGTTCGTCCACGATAACTACCCAAACTACCCTGATCCGACTACGACAGAGCGCGGCACGCCGCAGTACATCACTCATGTCGATCCGGATACCTTTTATGTGGTGCCCCCCCCGAACTCTGATACTACGTATGACATAAAGATGTTCGTGGCTCTTAAACCTCTTAGAACTGCCACAGGCATGGATGAGAGTATTCTGGATGATATTGAGACAGTGGTCATGCACGCCGCTCTACAGTCTATTCTGGTGATCCCAGAGCAGACATGGACGGATCGTGAGCTAGCAGCTTACCATGCGAAGCAATATGCCTTCAAAGGTGCTGAGCGCCGAGCGCGTACAAATTTAGGGTCTGGCCGATCAGCGATGACTGTTCGTGCTAACCCATTAGCGTAGGAGCGCAGCATGGCCAATACAATTAAGACAGTTGTCGGAGATGAACTCCCGGTCATCACGTTGACGCTCACCGACGAGAGTACGGGAAATGTTGTTGATCTGTCCGCTGGTACTACCACTGTGTCAGTTGAGTTCTACGCGGCGGGTACGACGACCATACTCTCCACAATATCTTGTGGAAAGGTAGGCGACGGCAGTGCCGGCCAGGTCACGTTCAGCTTCGCGGGTGGAGTTCTTGATGTGGATGCTGGTGCTTATGAGGGCAACATTGTTATTAACTACAACGGCAGCGAACAGACTGTTTATGATACACTTCGGTTCCGCGTTAGGGCGGCAATAGGATGAGTTTACAGGGTATACGACGCGCTTCATACACATTGGATAGCCTGCCCGTAGCGGCGGCTGCCTTTGCTGTTGTCACGGCTGCGTTGACCATACCTTCCGTTGCTGCAGCTAACTCACAGGCAGTTATTACGGCTGTGGCGACAATTCCCGACCAGCGAGAGCTTCAAGGAGAGACTATTACTGTCACAGACGGTATCGGGATTGATATTTTTGTAGTGCCTCCGAAGGCTCCCGACTCTGCGGCGGCAGAAGTGTGGGCTAATGATGAGATTACTTATTCCATTGCTCCGAGCCTCGCTGACAGCGTAACAGCCTCCGAGAGCTTTGTACCCGTCTTTGCATGGGTGCGTACCCCCACGGACTCGCTCACGGTATCTGACGCCGATGTAAAGGCCTTAGCTAATGCGCTCTCGGATAGTGTTACTCCGTCAGAGGCTGCTAGTCTATCCGTAGCTAGCCCATTTGCGGATGGTGTTACGTCTAGTGAGGCAGCGGTGCTGGCCTTGGCTAATGCGCTTACAGATAGTATTACTGCTAGTGATGGTCTGGTAACCGCAATTACGAAGATTTTAACCCTTGGTGATAGTGTTGCTGCTAGTGACGCGCTGGTAACCGCAGTTACGAGGCTTTTGGCTGTTGGTGATAGTGTTACTGCTAGTGATGAGCTAGTAGCTGCAATTACGAGGATTTTGGCTATTGGTGATAGTGTTACTCCGTCAGAGGCTGCTAGCCTATCCGTAGCTAGCCCATTTGCGGATGGTGTTACGTCTAGTGAGGCAGCGGTGCTGGCCTTGGCTAATGCGCTTGCGGATAGTGTTACTGCTAGTGATGGACAGCAGCTTCGGTTTGCCGGGATTGGGGTGCTGAACGAAGCAACGATTAATTCGTCCCCGGTCACATAGGAGATCGTCATGTTCCACGAAGTACTAAATCTTAAAGGCCATCTAGAGATTGTCTTATTTGGTGAAGACGGCATAGAGAAGGATCGTCGCAGTGTTGACAACCTCGTCACCACTGCTGGTAAGGTGTTCATCGCTTCGCGTATGGACGGCACTAGTTCTGGTGTCATGTCTCATATGGCTGTGGGCACTGGCGGTACCGCTGCTAATATAGCCGATACTGCTCTCGGTAGTGAATCTGCCCGTGTGGCTGAGGATAGCTCAACGCCGTCTAGTGCTACCATTGTGTACGTGGCCACGTTCCCTGCTGGAACTGGCACGGCAGCGTTAACTGAAGCTGGCGTACTTAATGCGTCTAGTGGCGGTACTCTGCTTTGTCGTACTGTATTTTCGGTTATCAACAAGGGTGCGTCTGATAGTCTGGCGATTACCTGGACTATCACCATAAGTTAAGGAGTCCCCCATGGTCGCGTTATTTACAAACAACGCGTTTTCTACGCTCAACGCAGGTATTTCCGACTCGGCCACGAGTATCACGGTAGCGTCGGGTGAGGGAGCCTTGTTCCCCTCACCTACGGGCGGTAGTTTCTTCTATGCAACGCTGATTGATACCTCAAATAATCTTGAGATTGTTAAATGTACATCCCGGTCTACGGATGTGTTGACAGTAGTCCGAGAACAGGAAGGCACAGACCCGCGAGCATTCTCAGCGGCTGACCGGATTGAACTCCGCCTCACGGCTGCGGGCCTAATTGATAATGGGCAGCTCCGGATTACTAATAACTTATCTGATGTAGCTGTTGCGGCAACGGCTGCAACAAATCTAGGGCTTGGGACCGGGAATAAACCCGCTTTTGCTGGTGCTACACTCTCGGCTGATCTTACTTTTTCCGGCGCTGATCCGGAGGTGCAGGGTGGAGATACTAATGGTGTATTGATTATCTCACCCAATACGAATGCTCTTGGTGCCGTGATAAAGCAATACGGTGATACTCATGCCAGTAAGGCTGGGGATTTTGAGTTTTATGACGATACTACTTTAGTTGCCAATTATGACGCTAGCGCGAGTAAGTGGTTCTTCAAGGGTATTGACTACACCATCTTCGATATTGCTGGGCATTACGGGGATGAACTTGATGATGGCCTCACACCAATTGAGATTGTATCTAACACCGGATTTGCCTTCACCATTGACTCCATAACCTACATGCTGAGTGCTGGAGCCATCACTGTTGATCTACAGATCGCGGGCACTTCTGTGACCAGTTTGAACGCGCTCTCAGTAACAACTTCTGAGCAGACGACCGCAGCTACCGGAGCTAATGCTGTGGCTGCTGGTGTCGATGTACGCATGGTAATCACCAGTATAACGGATGCTGATCGTAACTTTAGTTTCACAATCCACTGTACTAGGACATCGTAATGCACATCATCCGGTTATCTGGGGGTAAACAGTATGTCCCGCCACCTCCGCCGCCTCCGCCGCCGCCGCCTCCGCCGCCGCCTCCGCCACCGCCACCGCCTGTAACATGTTTTGCCGGCAGTACCTTAGTGATGTTGGGTGATTATTCGTGGAAGCGTATCGACCAGATTGGGGTCGGCGACATGGTTATGAGTATGCTCGGGTTCCCTGTCAAGGTATGGGAGAACAAGCCAGTGCCGTTGTCCAAGGGGCGGCGTATGATGAACCTGACCCGCGCAAGCGGTGACGTACTGCGGTTCACGGACGACCATGATTTATGGTATCGGAATGTAGACGGCATTGAGCGGTGGGGTACCCATAACTATAACTGGTGGCTTTACGAAGACGGTGCATATGATGAGGGGTCAAATGATCCCGACATGCCTTATGACTATGATAAGCATGATGATCTCGGTATCGGTATCTTCCTTTGGGAAGAATATTATGACTTCGCTACCCTTGATGGGTTTGAGAATCTTCGGGCTGAGTATGAAGATGTGCAGAACCCAGAGGAGACTGTTTATGGGCTGTACATCCGCGAGGGCGCTGGGTACATCGTGGATGGTTTCGTCGGAATTACCCAGTGGGCTAACCAAGCTGAGTTTGAAGGCTTCAGGTGGCAGGGAATAACGGAGTATAAATATGCCGTATAACCAAACCAGATTAGACGCGGTGCTTTCAGCTATCACTTGGCCCCGAGATATTGAATTGGTTACGCAGTATTTTAGTGAATATAAAGAGAACCGTGTTCCGGTATTGGATCTTATATACCACAATCCGCATCGGTTTTTTTGTGTTATGGGCCGTGAGCGATTCGAGTCAGAGAATACCCGAGGTTTTTGGGTAATCCCGTGGGATATACGTGATTATTCTGACAGTCCCGATCATCCGTGGACAGAAGATAATGTTCTCAGTCTGTACATGGGCCGAGAGATGTCTAAATATTTCAGCATGCAAGGTGAGGCCTATTGGACAGGTCGTAAAGTTTATGATGTAGGTTGCGGCACATGTATTTTTGGTATTGAGCTTACCCGGTTAGGTGCAGAGGTAATTGCCCGCACCAGTGGCGCTGAATCTCTTATGGTTTCTGCATGTAATCTTATTGAGCACAACTTTGATCTTGATCTTGATTTTGGGTTGAAGTGCGCTGAGAATATTGAAACCGACAGCGATACTTACATTTTTCATGACATATTTTATGAGTATGGTTTGGCACAGATGAATGCCGACACCATGCGGTATCTAGCAGGTCTAGGTAAAGAGGTTATATTCACTGCTCCTTTCCACACGCGGGATGCGGTAGCTGGTGTGGTGCCTAGGGCTGGTGAAGGATGGTATAAGATGATGGCGCTAGAGGAGGGTGAGTATGAGGTAGCCCTTTCCACTGAGTACCACGGTGACCCGGAGGGTTGGGGGCCGCGTGAAGTGCTGAGGATGCTGTAAATGC